GGATAGAATGGCAAGACAGAGGCACTAGTAGTGGTGCACCTGTTGCAATTCATGAGGCAAATAGTGATATCGTTAGTCAAACCACTAGAGGTAAAGACTATAAAGATAGATTACCAAACGGTAACTATCTTGATAACACAGCTAATCACTTTGTATTAGCCCTTGGCGATAACCCAACAACAGCGTTGATATCTATGAAATCTACTCAACTAAAAATTAGTAGAAAATGGAACTCAATGATGATGGGTATCAAAATGCAAGGTAAGAATGGATTATTTACTCCGCCAACTTACAGCCACATTTATAAACTATCAACCGTTCAGATGTCTAATGACAAAGGAACATGGTTTGGTTGGGATGTGAGTAAAGTAGGTCCTGTCGAAGATAAAAATATGTACGACATGGCTAAAAACTTTGCGACAAGTGTAGGTAAGGGTGAGATCCAAGCTAAACACGGTTCGGAAGAAAACGAATCTAAGCAACCATACTAGAATCCTAGGTAGTGGGCGTCGATGCGAGAGTGGAAACGCCCACTTAAATAATTAAAATGATTAAAAAATTTAGAGAGATATTTTCAGGTCTAGAGGAGAGGTTTGGCTATCATCAAATAGATACAAGTGGTGGTGATGGTAAAAAATCTGGAACTTCTTTTACTTCTTCTTACGCTCACACAGAGGATATGTGGAAAGCACATTTAGAAGGAACAAAATTTGAAGTTAAAACTAAAAACAAAACTATAAAAGCAGATAGTTTAGGTCTTTGTCCTATAAAAAGTGATAGCACTTGTATGTGGGGTGCGATAGATTTAGATGACTACAGACCAGATGTGAAAGAATTATTTAAAAAAATAAAAAGTTTGAACGTGCCATTCATACCTTTTAAATCTAAAAGTGGTGGCATACATATTTATATATTTTTAACAGAACCTGTACCAGCTTTATTATTAAGAGAAAAATTACATAGCATTAAAAATATATTTGGAGATTGCAAACCTGACAAAATTTTTCCTGTGCAAAAGTATTTAAATTTAGAAAAAGGGTCTGCAGGTAGTTGGATAAATTTACCTTATCACGATTATAAAAAAACGGTTCGGTATATGATAAAGGAGGATGGCGGTGCTGCCACTCTCGAAGAGTTCTTTGAACACTACGAAAGAAATAAAGTAACTCCCTCACAACTTAAAAAATTAAAATCAAACATAGACGAAGGCGACTCAGGGGATTGGTTTAAAGATGGCCCTCCTTGTATGCAAGCCTTGGCTTCTTTTGGAGTTCCTAAAAGTCAAAGAAACGAAGTATTATTAGATATGACTCGTTATATTAAACAAAGATATCCTGAAGAATGGAAAGATAAAACATTAGAATACAATAAAAAATTTTTTGAACCTGCAGGAAAAGGTATGAGTTTTAGTGAGGTTAGTAATGTTATTGGGTCAAGAGATAAACGAGATTATGTATATAGGTGTGATCAAGATTGGTTAAAAAGTTTTTGTAATAAAGAAGAGTGCGTGAAAAGAAAATTTGGTATTAGCGGATCATTAAGTAGTGAATTAGTATTGGGTCCACTATCATATGTAACTTCAAACCCAAAGATGTGGTATCTTGGTTTTAATGGTGAAGAGGTAAGATTATCTTCAAAAGAATTAGTTAAACAAGATTTAGCGAGAGAGGCTGCAACAGAACAAACAGGAAAGACACCACCTAAAATAAAAAATTGGGACATGCAGTTAAGAGGTTTACAGGAAAAAGCTACAGAGATTGATGCACCAGAAGAGAGTCTACCAACATTTAGATTAAAAAATAATTTAGAAAATTTTTGTTACAACACAAGAGTTAGTAAAGACAAGAAAAAAATATTATTAGGAAGACCATATGAAGATGATACTGCAATAAGATTTACTTTTAACGACTTTTTTAAATATTTAAAAGCAGATGATTGGAATATAACATCAGATCTTACCCATCAAATGTTAAAAAAAATACCTGGAGTAGCGAGAGAAAAATTTCATATTAAAGAAGGTGTAAAAAGATGGGTATATGTTGTTAACAAAGAAAAATTTGAAGAGGAGCCAGAGGTAAAACAAGATGTTCCTAACTTCTCTAACAATGAAAGTGCATTTTAATGATAGATAAATATTATCCATATCAACAAAGATATAAAATATTAGGTGGGCCTGGTTGTGGTAAAACAACAAAAATTTTAAATATATTAGCTAACTACATTAAAGGTGGGTTAAAACCTGAGCAAGCACTACTAATAGGTTTTGCAAGAGCCACCGTAAAAACTTTACAAGATAGAGTTGTAGAACAAAAACTACTCACTGAAAAAGAATCAGAGTCAATAACCACCATACATAAATTTTGTAAAGATAGAATAGGTGGAGGAGATGTTTTTAATACTGATGCTAAAAAATCTTTTAAAAAAAAGTACATGACTGATCCAGATAAATGGGTCATGTTAGATGATGAAGAATACGACAGCCAAGATGAGATTGCAGCATTATGGTCTGAGAATCAAGACAAGAAACTTTTTATTTATTATGATATTATTAACAAAGCATTACATGAATATGGTTATGATAAAAATAAAAAATACGGAGAAGATGAATTAGATAAAATATTAAATTGGTTTGGAGAAAGTGAAAACCATAAATACAAAAACGTACACACAGAACAATTAATATATTTTTACAATTGTTTTAAAAATTTTAAAAGTCAAAATGGAATGATTGACTTTGATGATATGTTAATAAAAGCTTTGTACCCAACGGTTGAGTTTCCAAAATACGAGGTGGTATTAGTGGACGAGGCACAAGATTTGTCTAAATTAGAGTGGGAGGTCATATCTAAGATAGCTAGAAAAACTAGAGATTTATATTTAGTTGGAGATGACGATCAAGCGATCTACGGATGGAAAGGATCTAATGTTAGAATATTTCAAAAATGGCCTTGTAGAAAAGAAAACGTTACACGTTTAGAAAGAACACATAGATTACCTGGTAAAATATATGACTTTGCTATTTCGATAAGAGATCAAATAAAAACTAGATTAGGTAATGAATTTTTTTGTAAAAAAAGAATTGAAACAGAAGAGGAAGGATCTATTGATTACGTATATGGTTTGGATGAAATTGAAAATATAGGACCAGAGTCTGAAGTAATTTTTTGTGCTAGAGCTAAGAATCTTTGTCGTCCATATGCATTTTTTTTAAAACATAAGGGTCTAGCATTTTTAGAAAAATCACAAAGTCTAGACGAAAGAGGTAAGTTTACAAGTTCTTTTCCGGATAATTGTAGAAAAGTAATAGAGTCTTGGAATACTTTACAAGAGGGAGGTTCAATAAAAGGAAAACATTATATCAATATGGTAAAAAATATAAAGAAAGAATTTATATCTGATCGTAAAAAAACCGCACTTACAAATAAAGACACATCTTTTCCAGAACTATATAGTGATGAACTTTTTTCTTACGAAGAATTAAAAGAAAAATATTATTTAAATTGTCCAAAAGAAAAAATTTGGCATGAAATATTTTGGTTTGATACAACAAGAGTTATAAGCCATAAAAAACCAAAAGCATTATTTGAAGACAGGATAGATTTTAACGATTATTTAAAAAGATGTTGGGAAAAAAATCCTACACTAGAAACTAAAATTATCGTTTCAACTATTCATGGAGTCAAAGGTATGGAGGCTGATAAAGTTGTGATAGGTGTTGAGTGGGGTTATTCATTAGATGCTTATTTGTTAGGCGATGATAGAAAAGAGGATGAGGAGTTAAGAGTTTGTTACGTCGGTGTTACAAGATGTAAAAATAATTTATATCTTTTTGAAATACCAGGTGAATACAAAAAACCATTTCCCTTGCTACAAAACTATATTAAGAGTACAAAAAAAGAAAAGGAGTCAAAGGTCGATAATAATTTTTATAAGCTCATAGAACAAATGCAAAGAGAAGTTTATGAAAATAATTTGTTACCTGAACATGAAAAATAAAAGGAGAGTAAAAAATGACATCAAAAGATATATTTAAAAAATCAACATATAAATCATTACAAGAGCAGGTAGGAGGAAAACATTATCACTCTATGAAGATTCAACCAGCAGAGTTTATAAACGAGAACAAGTTGCTTTTTGCAGAAGGGAATGCTATAAAGTATATCTGCAGGCACTCTGTGAAAGGGAAGGAAGAAGATATTAAGAAAGCAATTCACTATTTAGAAATGATATTAGAGAGAGATTACTCATGATACAAAAACCTTTATTTACACCGCAGTCAGAATGGTTTCCACCAGATGATTTTCCGGACTTATCAAAGTATAATGAAATATCCATTGACTTAGAAACAAAAGATCCTGATTTAAAAACAAAAGGATCTTCTTCAATGAGAGGACAAGGTGATGTGGTTGGTATTGCTGTAGCAGTTAAAGACTGGTCTGGATATTATCCAATTGCTCATGAATCTGGACCAAACTTAGAACGTAAAAAAGTTCTTGGTTGGTTTCAAGATGTTTTAAAAACAGAGGCAAATAAAATATTTCACAATGCAATATATGATTTGTGTTGGATTCATAGATTAGGGCTCACGGTCCACGGAACAATTATTGATACGATGATTATGACATCACTTGTAGATGAAAATAGGTTTAGGTATGATTTT